TGCAGATCACGGCGACGCAGACCATCGCCCGCGAGAAGGTGTCGAAGCGCACCAGGGCGACGAAGATCCGCAACTGGACGTCGGAGCTGCAGGAGTTCGCGGTCACGGGCCTGCTGCTGCAGCGCGAGCACTTCGGTGGGCTCCCCACCCCGGACGGCCTGCCGACGATCGAGTTCGCGCAGGAGGCGCAGGCGGATCAGGAGTCCCTGGCCCGCACTGCTGGGCTGCTGCGCTCGGCGGAGGCCGCGTCGACCGAGACGGTCGTGCGTCTGGTGAACCCGGACGCGGACGAGGAGTGGATCAGCGCCGAGGTGCAGCGGATCCAGGACGACAAGGGCGCCACGGTCGAGGACCCGACCGTGGGCTCGGGCCGCTGGGGCGTGTGAGGCGGTGACGCATGGCTCGCCGTCCTGTCCCTGACCCGGAATGGCCCGCGATCCTCGAAGCGATCATCACGGACACCACCGGGGTGTTCGCCGCCGTGGAGGAACGCCTGGTCCACACTGTCGCCCGCGAACTGCGGGTGCTCGATCTGTCGGAGAACCAGGCGCGTCTGGACTCTCTGGCTCGGCTGCGCCTTGCCGGTGAGGACGCGGCCCGTGAGGTGCGCGAGGAGACGGGGCCACTCGCTGAGAAGGTCATCTCCCGCGCCCTCACGTCCGGGGAGTCGTTCGCTGAGGCGTGGGTCCGGTCCCTGCTCGGCGCCGTCCCTGGCACACAGCTGGTGCATGGCGCGCTCGCGTCGGCGCTGCTGGTCCAGGATCTGCACAACCGGTTCGACGACGTCACGAAGCGGATCCTGCGCTGGCCGGAGGACGTGTACCGCGACGTCATCTCGAAGACCACGCCGGGACTGCTGCTCGGCATGGACACGGGCAGGCAGGCGCAGGCGCGGGCGTGGCGGGAGCTGCGCCGCCGCGGCGTGACGGGGTTCGTCGACAAGGCGGACCGGCGCTGGAACCTCGCGACCTACGTCGAGATGGCGACCAGGACGGCGTCGCATCGCGCGTTCACGGACTCGAACCTCGCGACCCTCGGCTCGTTCGGCATCGACCTGGTCACTGCGGTGGGCGGGAAGGGGCAGTGCGAGGCGTGCGGGCGCTGGGTCGGGCAGGTCATGTCCCAGACCGGGACGGGCGCCCGAGTGCTGCAGGCGGAGCACTCGACCCGGGACGGCGTGTACGTGACGGTGCGGGTGAAGGGCTCGGTCGACGACGCGATCGCTGACGGGTTCATGCACCCGAACTGCCGCCACACCCTCGTCGGCTACTTCCCGGGCCTGAACAACGACACCGGGGAGCCGTGGACGCAGGAGGCGGAGGACGCACAGGCCGGGCTGCGCGCCTTGGAGGTCGAGGTGCGCAAGGCGAAGCGGGACCTCGCCGGGGCGCTGAACACCGACGAGGAGAAGGCCGCTCGGCGCCGTGTCCGCGAGATGCAGGCACGGATCCGGGAGCACATCGACGAGACGGGCGAGCCGCGCCGCCGTGAGCGCGAGCAACTGAACTACGGGCACCGCATGGGTGCCCGGTAACCGATGGAGGAAGACCCTCATGACCCACAAGACCACGACCGCTCACCCGACCGCTGTGCTGCGCCCTGGAGCGATGCACGGTCCCGCGGCGCTGCAGGCGCTCGGCCTGGTCCGGTTCGCCGACGACCCGGGCGCGCAGGGCACGGCGCCCGCCGAGCAGGCACCCGCCCCTGCGGGTGAATCCGCTGGTGGCGACGGCGAGCACGGCGGGGAGCAGCAGACCGCGAAGGCCCTCGCCGACCTTGGCGAGGACTGGCAGATGTCGGACCTGCCCGAGCCGGTGCAGGAGTACATCCGCAGCGTCCGCGCGGAGGCGAAGAAGGACCGCACCACGCAGCAGGAGAACGCGGCGCAGAAGGCGCGCGACGAGCAGCTGCAGAAGGTCGCGGTCGCCCTCGGCCTCGCCGACGAGAAGCCCACCGAGGAGACGCTGAACGAGACGATCAGCGGCCTCACCACAGACCTCGCGGCTGCGCAGGAGCGCGTCGCGCAGTTCGAGCGGCGTGACGCGATCACGACCGCCGCCGACGCCGTCAAGGTCAACGCCCAGGCGGCGCTGGCCCTGAAGGACACCGACGCCGCGCTCGCGGACGTCGACCTCAACGACTCGAAGGCCGTGCAGGACGCACTGCTGAAGGTCGCTGACCAGCACCCGCACATCAAGGTCGCCTCGACGGTGGATCAGAGCGGCGGGGACTTCCAGAACGGGTCCGGGCGCAAGCCGTCCGACCCGAAGGATCTGCACGCAGCCGTCGGGTCCTACTACCAGTAACCCCCACCACCTGAAAGGACGGCATCATGCCGGTCACTCTCGAACAGGCCAAGCAGAACACGCAGGCCGCGTACGCCCCCTTCGTCATCGACGAGTTCGTCAAGACGGCGCCCATGCTCGGCGCGCTCACCTTCGACGACGCTGTCTCCCCCACCGGGGGCTCCACCCTCGTGTACGGCTACCGTCGACTGGTCTCCCAGGCCGGTGCGGCGTTCCGTGCGATCAACACCGAGTACAAGCCCTCCGAGGTCACCACCGAGCAGGTGTTCACCGAGCTGAAGCCGCTCGGCGGCTCCTTCCAGGTGGACCGGATCCTCGACGGTCTCGGCCCGGCCCAGTCCGGTGAGGTCACGCTGCAGATGCAGCAGAAGATCAAGGGCGCGGGCGCGTTCTTCAACGACGCCGTCATCAACGGCGACACCGCCGTGGACGAGGACTCCTTCGAGGGCCTGTCCACGATGCTCGCCGGGTCGAACACCGAGTTCGACATGTCGACGGCGCCGGGCGGCGACTGGGGCGCGGTCACCGACCGTGCCGCGGGCATCGCCGTGAACAAGGCGCTGCGCAAGGTCATCGCGAAGATGGACGGGCGCCCCGACATGCTCCTCATGAACGAGGACGCGATCGCGGCGCTGCAGGCCGTCGCCGACTACACCCAGCAGCTCACCGAGCTGACCCGGTGGGGCCAGACCATCACCGCATGGAACGGCATCCCGCTGATCGACATGGGCGAGAAGGCCGGTTCCGGCGACCTCGCGATCCCCACCGACGAGGACGGCACCACGGACGTGTACGCGATCCGTCTCGGCCTCGACGGCTTCCACGCCGCGTCCACCATCGGCGGGAACATCCTCCGCACCTGGCTCCCGAACTTCTCCACGCCCGGCGCGGTGAAGACCGGCGAGGTGGAGCTGGGGCCGATCGCCCCGGTCTTGAAGTCCACCAAGGCCGCTGCGGTCCTGCGTGACGTGAAGGTCGGCTGACCATGGCTGATCCCCGCGATTACGTGAACCCCACGGTGGTCGGCACGCCCCTTCGGGATGGCGCTGTCGACCCCCGTGAGGGGGACTTCCTCG